GTGAACAAAATAACGAAAAAATAAATACAACCAACTGCCGTAATGCACTATGGGTAGATAAATATGCACCATCTAATAAAAGTGAGATTTTGGGGAATCAATCCTCTGTAAATAAACTTATTGCTTGGTTGAATAATTGGGAACTTGCTTTCAATTCTGGCAGTAAGGTGGGACCCAATGATAAGAGGGCTGTTCTTATTTCTGGTCCTACGGGAATTGGTAAAACTACCTGTGCTCGACTTGTTAGCGAATCGCTTGGTAGACATGTCATGGAATTGAATGCTTCTGATGCTCGAAGTAAATTGACATTGCAACAAAATATTGGTGATTGTTTGGGGTCTCAAGTATTAAATTTTGCCCCTAAAGCGAAATTGGCTGTCGTCGCTAAAAAAAGAGTTCTTATCATGGATGAAGTTGATGGTATGGGAGCTGGTGATCGATCTGGTATGGCTGAATTAATTAATATGATTAAAGAGTCGAGAATTCCTATTATTTGTATATGTAATGATAGATCTTCTTCCAAAGTGAGATCTTTAGCTAATCATTGTTTGGATTTGAAGTTCATGAGACCAATTAAAACAATAATTGTTAGGCATGTTATCGAGATTGGTCACGCTGAAGGGATGCAAATCGAAAATAATGCAGCTGAGACTTTAGTCGAAAGTTGTGGCAATGATATTCGACAAGTTTTGAATGCATTGCAAATGTGGGCTAGTAAATCGAAAGGTAACAAAGAGAATAATAACGGAGAAAAAATTGTTATGAAATATATGGATTTCAAGTCTAGATCGCATGAGATCGGGAAGGATGAAATGTTAAGAGTTAGTATGTTTGAGGCTGGGAAGTTGATTATAGAAGGACCTAAATCTAAATCCCTTGACGCAAAAGGACAGTTGGATGACTTCCACAAGAGAAATGATGCATTCTTTTCCGATTACAGTCTCATGGGTATTTTAGTTCATCAAAATTATCCAAAAATCTTGAACAATCAACTTATTAAAGTCGCTAAAGGTACAGCAGAAGAGAAGCAAGAAGTCATTGATAGAACTTACCTTGCTACAGCTGCTATGAGTGATTATGCAGTCATGGAAGGTAAGGTACACGGCGGTGATCAACATTGGGAACTTCTAACAGCTTGTGGTGCTCTTGCAGTTAAAGTAGGGTTTCATGCTGGTGGTGAAAATGGAGGGTTTCTCCCTGGATATCCAGAATTTCCAGCATGGCTTGGAAAAAATTCATCGAGAGGGAAACATGTAAGGCTTTTATCGGAATTACAACATCATCTTAATAAAATTGTTAGTTCTAGTTCGGATGAAATTCGTATGGGGTATATACCACTTCTGCGTGATATTATATTAAAAATGATGAAATCCTCAGATTCAAATCAAAACGAAGAAGTCATTAAAATAATGGATGCTTATGGATTGAGTCGTGAAGATGTATTCGAAACATTTGATGATTTTAGTATGTCTAACAAGAATAGTGACAAATTTTCGTCACTTGATAGTAAGAAGAGAGCGGGTTTTACGAGAATGTATAATCAAAGGGTTCATAAAAGTCAAGCATTAGTTGCTGAACAAGGATTTTCAAAGAAAAAGAAGGCGAAGGTTGGTGACGAATATGGTGGAGATGGTTTTGATGAAGATGGTAAAGAAAGTTCACAAAATAATGATAATGACGATGATAATGTTACCAAGGATATTTCAGCTTTTATGAAGAAGGGGAAGAAATTAGCTTCAGCTAAAGAAAAGAATGTGACTAATTCTTCTAAGAAGAAGAAGTAAATCACCTTATAACATTTCATGAAAATATCGATATGTGACTCCAGCCATACGGAGCATCTTCTTTTGATTTATAATTTGATATCAAGTTCTCTTGTCAGTTGTATATAAACAATAAGCAATATTTTTTTTGTATTCTCCATTATAGTTTTTCGTAGAACAAAAATTGAAATGACTAATGGGACAAAAATCGCATAAAATATGTACGGAGTTAGATTTCACCAGTCTATGTAAATTTTGATTGATAAATGCTTAAGCATTTGGGTTGGTCTAAAATTCATATTCATCGGTTTAAGTAGTTTTGTTCCATTTGAAATGTCTCTGCTATTGGTTTTCTTGATTTGAATAATACTTTATACAACCCTTTTTTCGGTAATAAATGTTACTTGCTGTGAGCCGCCAAGGGTGTCAATAGTATTGACTACCTTTTCATAGAGGCTTAAGCCGCGGCTTAAATCTCACGGCTCGACCCTCTATGAACCACCAAGGGTGTCCATAGTATGGACGACCTTTTCACTCTCATCAAAATTTACTATATGTGCTCTAATATTAGACATTTCTAAAATTTCGCCTATGTCACTAGCACGAAATAAAGGATTATTATAGATAAACAATATTTCTTATTGTTTTTGTATTCTACATTACAGTTTTTCATAGAACAAAAATTGAAATGACTAATTATATTACATAATTACTGTATAACTGAGATGACTGACACTATTTGTAAAGTAGTCGAATGCGACAAACTACACTCACAAGATAACCTCTATTGTAAAAAACATTTTGTAAACGTATTTCTGGACGAGACAAAGAACCTTTTGTTAAGACCATGTAAACAATATATACGCGGATGTCGTTCCCAATTAGGTGACGATTATACTAAGGCATCTTGTATTAATTGTTTACGCAAAAAACGTGAACAAGATAATGAAAAAAGAAATACAGCCAAGACACAAGTGTGCGACGAAGGTTATATTGCTTGTAACAGTTGTTGCCTTCAACAATTGCCAGACCAGTTTGTTGGTAATAAAAACCAACTCACCAAAACTTGTAAAACCTGCAGAGATGGAAATAATTTACAGTCTACTCGACGTGATAAAGATAAACGAAACGCAAATGCTCGTTTATGTGAAGCAAAACCAGAACGAAAGGCAGTAAAAAAAATATGGACGGATAATAACAATGATAAAGTTATTATGAAAGGATTGAATTATCGTCAAAGACAATACAATGATAATAGTGAAGAATATCATAAGCGTAATGCTTTAAATGCGAAGGAATGGCGTGAAAATAATACTGAGAAAATGAACGAAAATAATACCAACAAGAGAAATGGGAAAAATAACCAGTATAATGTTTATAAAAGGTCTGCATTTGATAAAAATATTAATTTCGAGTTAACCTATAACGAATATGAAATTATTGTTGATGCGTCTTGTAATTATTGTGGGATAGTAAACGAAATTAAAAACTTTAATGGTATAGACCGATTAAATTCGTCTATAGGATATCAAGAAAATAATTGTGTAAGTTGCTGCACGATGTGTAATTTCATGAAAGGTTCGTTAGATAACGAAACATTTTATAAGAGAATCGTTCATATTACAGTATTTAATGGTTTGGTTGAAGGAGAATTATATCCTGAAGCATTCGCTGAATATAGTGGTTCAGCCTTTTGTGATTATAAGAGTAGAGCTGAAAAAAAATGTCTTGAATTTGTATTAAATATAGATGAATTCAATGAATTGACAAGTAAAGACTGTTATATATGTGGTAAAAAAACAACAACTGGACATAGGAATGGAATCGACAGATTTAATAATAATTTAGGTTATACTATCGAAAATAGTAAACCTTGTTGTGGAGGATGTAATTACTTGAAACGAGATTACGTATATAAAGATTTTATTGACAAATGCGAATTGATTCGGAAAAAATGTATTAATACGAAAAGTGACTACATTTGTATTAATCATTTAAAAAAATTACCTGAAAAAAAAACTAAGGATGAAATGTCAGAATATCGTGTAAACAATAAGATATTGAAATGTCAAGATACTAAGAAGCGATATAATGACGAGAATTATAAAATTAATAAGGTTACAGAATTAATGAAAAAAAAAGATAATACAATCAAATAAAATGATTAACATAAATATATGGATTCCTGATTTTTTTGACTTGATTAAAATTTTATATATATGTATAAAATTTTATATAAACTAAATAATAAGCGACTCCAGCCATACGGAGCATTTTACTAATTTGAGTAGGCTACTCCAGCCATACCGCTCATAACACGGAGAACGTTGTAATTGACAGCATAAACTCTGACCTTAGCAGTGCTTGTTCCAGAAACAGTTGGAGACGAGAGAACAAGTTGAAGAACAGCGTTATCAATTCTAGAGAAATTACACGTTCCGGAAGGTTGATGTTCTTCTGGTCTGAGTGCGAAGGAATAAACGTTAATACCAGTATCTGGTGCTCTGGTATGATGTTGGAATGGTTGAACTACATCAAAGTAAGAACCTTCACGTTCAGAGAAACGATCTTGTCCATTAAGTTGGAGTTTGGCAGTAACAACTGGGTTCTCACCCCAACAATGCATATCAAGGGCAGATTCAGCAAGAACAAAGGTTCCAGCATCAGATAAACCAGCAGCAGTTCCTACAGCACCAGCATCAAAACCAGCACCACTAGTCCATAAACCATCAGCAGATGGTGCTATATCAACACCTCCAGCTTGTTCAAAGAGACCAGCAGAGTTAATGAAGGAACCAGTAGAAGCACCAACACTTTCTTGTGATCCAAAGGCATGAATAGCATTTGGAAGAGCATCAATGGCATCAGTATAATTGAATGGTTGAGCTCCAAGTGTCTTGTATAAGGTGTTTCCAGGAAGTAATGAAGAGCAGTAGTCGACGTTACCATCTGGTTGAACGACCCAGATAAGTTCTTTACATGGGTGATTGAAGTTGAGCTTGATCTTGTTAGAGGATGAACCAACTGATTCATCTCCAGTGAATTGAAGTTGTTCAAACAAGTATTCGTGTGGGTTTTGCGCCATCTTTCTTCTCTCATCAGTGTCGAGGAAGATGTAGTCAACATACAAGGAGGCAGCAACGAGTGATTGTTGGTATGCGGAAGTGACGGTAACGGCACCGGTGCTAGCACCAATGCTATTGACAGCCCATAAACACTCACCAATTGGTCTAAGATCAAGGTTGATCTTGACTTCGTGGTATTGAAGAGCAATTAAAGGAAGGGCAAGTCCAGGGTTTCTGCAAAACCAAAATTGGAGTGGAATGTAAAGAGTGGTTTCTGGGAGAGCGTTTCTTGGAGCGCAAACTTGAGAAGGAGCACCTGAAGCAGCACATGGTCCAGAAACACCAGCGAATGATGGGTCAGTAATGTAGGTAAGTTGAGTGGTGTTTCCAATCATCTTGAAATATCCTCTTTGTTGTTCTGAGGTAAGTGTGACTTGATTCCAGATATGCATCCAGTCTCCGTATTGTCTATCAATACGTTGTCCACCAATCTCAACCTCAACTTGTGCAACAAGTTGTTCTCCAATGAAATCCATCCATCTCGCATAAACACCTCCTGTGGAGCCTTTCATGGATTGATTGATTTCAGGTAAAGTAACTTGGAGGTAGGTCCTGTAAGCAAGATCTCCGTTTCTGGAGATAGTACATGTGACACGTCTTCCGAAGTCAGCTTGTCCTGAAAAGGTTTGTTCGATTGACTCCATAGCGAAGTTAGTGTGACGTCTGTAAGAGACCTTCCAGAAAGTGATTTCTGGGGTACCAGTAAGGAAAACGTCCTGTGCGCCGTAAGCTACAAGTTGCATTAGTGCTCCACCCATGTTTTTATTATATTATACATAAAGATAATAATCTGGAGAAATAATAATAATTACTCGTTTAATTATTCCTAAAGGGTTTTCTCATCCAAGTTCATATTTTTGTAAATAAATCTCTCTAAATAATCCGACATGAATATTTCCCGTTTCCCTTCGTGTTTTTTCGTGAAAATATAATTATCATTATTTTTTTTTACCGACCATCCACCCTCTATAGCATTGATTATAAATTGCATTTTATGTAAAGTTGTTACGTCTATATTCATTACACGTTTATCCATAAATTATACATACTAAGGTTACTATAATAATGCGTTTTTTACCTAAAAAAATATATTATGTATTTCAATTTATATAGAAAAATGACAATGTATCTAAATATTATAATGAAAAAAATTGATCTTGTGCAACATACAATAGACAAGAAACACAGTCAGATGTTGGAAGAATTTCATAAAAATGAATCTTTATATATTCCCGAATTACTTTCACAAAAAAAATCTCTAAAGATACAGTTACGTTCTCTAAACTCCGATCAAATAGAAGAGTATATGGAAATAAAGGATCAAATTTCAATTGTAGATATAAACATTAAAGACCTGAAGTTACATAAAAAAAAATATTTGCTGGACAATTCTAAGCATATTTTCAATTATTTTGAAGAAAAAAAACAAATATCAATAGGTAGTGTTAAAAATATGAATGTCCTAAATGATTTCTTCAAAGTAAAACAATCGGCTCATGATATACAAGACAAAACAACGACATCAAAACATTCGATTATAAATTATTGGAAAAATGTAAATAACGAGATCATAAACCCTCAGGATTTCGTTACACCAACCGATATTTGTAGTTATTGTTGTAAGGGTGAGATGATTCCACAGGATGAAGAAGGGGTTATGATATGTAACAATCGAGAATGTGGTAAGTTCATCAGTTACATTATAGATAGTTCAAAACCATCCAATAAAGAGGCGCCAAATGAAGTATCATATACTGCATACATTAGATTGAATCATTTTAAGGAAATTCTTTCACAATTTCAGGCAAAAGAAACTACTCAGATACCTGAAAAAGTGATTGAGAATATTCGCACACGAATTAAAAAAGAACGTATTTATAATCTAGCCGAGGAGATAAATTATGACAAAATGCGCGAAATACTTCGCAAATTAGGCTATAATAAATACTTTGAACATATTCAATATATTAATACTATATTCGGAATACGACCACCTATTATGAACGAACATTTACATGAAACATTATGCGTTCTCTTCATAGAAATACAGAAACCTTGGGCTATTCATTGTCCAGCAAATCGCACCAATTTTTTTAATTATACATATACATTGTATCAATTGTGTGTTCTCTTAGATCAAACACAATATCTACCTTACATTCAATTAATGAAGGATAGGGAAAAACAACTGGAACAAGACCAAATATGGTCTAAAGTATGTAAAGATCTTGACTGGGAATATTATCCTACTGTTTGATTCATTCAAAACGAAATATTTATGTAGTAATAAGTATTACATGAATATTTATATTCCAACTCGAGGGAATCCTACCAAGTTTGTACCTATACCGAACCCAGCACCACCGCGTGCAGATGCAGCCATTGAAGGAACAAATACATCTAGAACTGAGAATGTGGCAGCTGCGGTCAATGCGATAACAACAACCTCCTCGACATTGAGTTGCTTCTTTGGTATGGCGAAAGCGGCAATAGCAACCATAATACCTTCAACGATATACTTAATCGCACGCTTAAGTAGTTCACTAAAATCGATAACAGACATCTTTTTATATATTATAGTATAATAAAATAAATCTATAATATATTATTCAATTTAAAACACTTAAATAAATGCGCATCTAATAAGTATATATACTAAATGTCTTTGTTTGAGCGAAAGAATCTTGAGAATGGCGATGCGAATCCTAAATACATTGATTTGTGCGATGAAGACCCTCCAATTGCAGGTCAAAAGTTTGCTTGTATATCTTTCGTGTCTCCCGAAAAAATACTTAAAAAACGTGAAAATTATATATTTGGTGAGTTTTTAAAACAATGGGATTTCTCTAAATGCATGGAAAAATCTATAGACTTTGTAAATTTTGTATCGTATAAATATCACCTAAAGGTCGAGGATGTCATGGCGGATTTTACCGAGTTTGTAAAAGAAGAGGACCTAAAGATTAAAGAAAGCGGAGTGGATGATGATTTCAAAACATATATGGAAAAAAACGAGGATAAACTCAACGAGCAGTTCAACCGTGCTAATGCATTTCAGACTTCAGTGCGTGGTATGAAGTTACGTGGTGTATTTCCAACCCAAGATGAAGCAGAGATGAAATGTAAGAAGTTACGCGAAGTTGACCCAAATCACGACATTTTCGTAGGTCCAGTAGGTATGTGGATGCCTTGGGACCCAGATGCATACAAGACGGGGCGCATTGAGTTCATGGAAGACGAGTTGAATCAATTGCATCATGAGAAATTGAAGAATGAAATACAAGCCAAAGATGAATTCGAACGCCGAGTCAAAGATACAAAACAAAAGGCAATAAAGGAAAATATTGAACTCGCTAAGAAGAGTGGAAATGTTCTTACGCAAACTTTGAACGAAGATGGAGAATTGATTGGAGTTAAGGAAACGGTTGATTTTGAAAATCGTGAAATTTCGGACAGTGTTAGTGTCAATTTAAGAAATGAGTTACTCCGTGATAGTGTTACCAACAACGATAAGTAATTTATCTTTTATTCTTTTGATTTTTTTTTGATTTTCTACCACCCTTCTTAGTCTTGTTTTTCTTCTTATTTTTATATGCTTTTCGTTTGCTCTTACCACCCTTAAATGGGTTTTCGTCTGTTAATTTGGCTGCAGTAGCGAGAAGTCTTTCTGAAATGTCGGCTATACTTGGGTTACCTGTTTTCATCATTATACTTAATGTGCTCAATTCACTTGCGCTATGTGATAATAAATTTGAAATTTTTATACTTTGTTCTTTATTTAAAACTTGAATTTCGCTTCCTGATGCGGCATTTAATTGTGGGTTTTCACCTGTAATATAGTTAGTTTTTTCTTCTTTTATATCGACAGGATTACCTTCTCCTTCTATAATGTCAACATTACCTTCTCCTTCTTTTATATCGGCAGTAGGATTAACTTCTTCTGTATTGCCAATATTATCTTCTCCTTCGTTTGTATTTTCAAAATCGATAGTTTTCGTTTCCTCATTTGGTTCCGACATTATTATTATATAATAATGTCAGAAAATATTTTTATTTAGTTAACCTTGTTTTTGCGCGCATTTTTTCTAAATCCTTTACGTTTTTTGTGCGTATTTTTTTTACCACCCTTAAGTTTTTTGCTAAACTTTCGTTTGCATGATTTTCCGCCAGTTACAGGAATTTGTGTATCAGCGGGTAGTTCTTCTTTTGTTGCTTCGTCGTTTGATGCTCTGTCGTTTGATACTTCTTCTTTTGATGCTTCGTCTATTTCTGCATCAACTGCCTTATGTTGATTTTCGCAATTTGTAGTAATAGCAGCCTTTTTTGCTTTCGCTGCATCCATCTTTGCTTTCGCATTATTTTGATTCGAACTAAACAAATTACTAAAGAAGCCCATTACTTTTTATATATACAATATCAAAAGAGATTTTACTTTTTTATGTGCATTTTTTTCCTCGTCCACTAACGTTTTCTGCCTTTCTTGTTTTTTTTAATAAACTTGTGTTTAGGTATTTTTTCACAAACAATAGTATTGATCGGTAGTAATACAGCTTGATCACTGGTATCTTGTTTTTCTACATCGATTGTCTCTTGTTTTTCTGTATCACTTATTAAGATCCATCCAGATACATAAGGTAATTCATTACAACGTGAATATTCTTGTATTTCTGTCTCGTATTTTGATGTGCACTTTTCGATAATAGTATTATTATTTGATATTGATACGCTTAATTTAGGACCAAATAATATGTCTAAAAGCCACATTACTTATTATCTATAGTATCGAACAATATTTTACTTTTCGTATTTGTTTCTTTTTTTTGCA